TACTAGCAAATTTTATATCACCGTTTTCATCGATGATTGTAATACCAGCATCATGGAGCATCTCGCCCCCAACACCCATATAATGTTTCATAACAAAGTTTTTTTCCTTAGACGTTTTCCATTCTAGTCATGAGTCGCTCTGCTCGGTTTGTTACCTGACGATACCAAAGACTGTCGCGTCCTTCAATCGCCGCAGTTTTCCAGTCGCCTTCTAGGATCGCGGCATTAAACTTCTTAAACTTACTTAGTCGTGTACGACCCATGTTGAACATCATATTAACCAAGATTTGCTGGACTTCGTCTGGTAAGTTGTCAAATGTCCCTCTTTCGTATAAAGCGTGACACTCTCCGATGGCAAGTTCAAGGTCTGCTTCGAAACACTCCTTAACTCTTTCTTCCGAGACTCGAGTACCAACTGCCCTTCCGTGCTCCTCGTCACTTTCGAGGATAAGGTGACCAACTCCAAACGTGGGGTAACCGAGGTGATCGTTGTATATGACATACTCAACTCCTTCGTCGATCTTGAGTTGTTCGTAAACTGCTTGTCTGTTCATTTTTTGCTCCTAGCAAGCATCTCTTTTGTCATGATATAATCTCTAACAAAATCAGAACGAATGATGTCTTCCCAACCAAATTCAATTATAGAAAAATTTTTCATTACTTCTAATATAGATAGGAACGATTGAATACCATTCCTATCAGATTCTTTCGTAAAATCCGACTGATAAAAATCTCCCGCAAAAATTATGCGAGAGTCCAGTCCGACCCTTGTAATCACTGAGTCCAGTTCATGGAACGTCAGATTCTGCATCTCATCTACGATGATGATAGCATTATCAAAGGTCGTACCTCTTATATAGGAAGTTGAATAGAACTCAATGGTACGTTGTTCTACCAACTGTTGATAACTTCCACCGAAGTTGAATAAGTCGTCGCATATCCCAATGTAGGGTGCTACAAACGGTGCGAGTTTTTCGTCAGCGGTTCCTGGGAGAAACCCCATGTCGCGAGTAGCAACTACTGAGCGAACGAGGATCACCTTTTCCCAAGGAGTACTTTTATCTAGTACATCTTGCAACGCTAGATATAATGCAGTGAAGGTTTTGCCCGTTCCCGCACTGCCATTTAAAACAAGATGATGCCCGTCCTTCCACTCTTCCCATGCCACTTGCTGGTTATTGGTTAGCGGTACGAGGCGCAAAAGATTATCTATACGAATTTTAAAGTTAGACTCTTGCCGATGTCTTTTAGTTTGAGTCATACCTTGATAGTATTGCCGCGACCTGAGTTATTCTTAATGTTTTTGAGAAGATCTTTATACCCATCAGGTGCTTTTGATAAGGTTCCTCCAGCGTGAGTGATCAGACTAGCAGAAGAAGTTTTGTGTAAAATTTGCCACTCTCCGGATTTTACATTTTCTTCCATAGTGGAGATAGAACAAAAAACTTCTTTTTCTTCTCCCTCTTTAGTCTTAACATCATATGTTGGCATAGTATTCAGTTTCCTGGGCAGCGATAGCTTTATTATAGTGAATTTATACAAAAAGTAAAGAGAAAAATAAACAATGCCCCACCGGAGTGGGGCACGAGATAGATCACCTTCCTTTAATTAACCGTGAGGGACTCTTGGAGTTCGGAGATATAGTCGTCGAGAAATACTCTCTTCTTCTCCACTTTGTGCGCTAACTTTGTTTTTCCTTTCCTATTCAGTTTGTGAATGTAGTGTTGTAGTTCTGCGCTATCCTTACGCAATCTCTCCAATTGAAATGTTGTTACCATAGGCGACTCCTAAAAGAATTTAAAGTTTAGCAATAACAACGATGTTTCTCACGGTTATTCCGTAATAATGTCCTCCTAAGAAGGTAATAACTGAGGCGCTGCTTCCTTGATCACGCTTTCAGTTAGTCCCTTACATACTGTTTTCTTGGCGAGCATCATTACTAGAAATTCAGCGTCACGAGGGTGTACTGATTCTAACATGCCTATAAACATTGTTTCTCGTTTTAGTTCGTGCATTTGCGGACCACCCTTTACGAAATATTTTAATTTCATGTGTTGTTTATGCCACGTGGAAGGAACGTGTTCTTCTTCAGCAAGGTCAAAGGGAGGGCGACTTTCTGGCAACAGAAAGTTGATGCGGGGGTCAAATACACATCGCAAATAATCAGCGAACGCTTGATACGTTCCTACATAAGACTTCACTAGATCGATCTTATCCTTTCTTGATTTTGCTTTCGCAATGTTTTCCAGCATTTCATATAGTTCAGGACGAGACTTCTTGCCCTGTTGGGTTTCAGTAATCATACATAACCTCTTTCACGAAAATATTTAGTATTTCACTTGTTCACACTCAGGTGTTTTCTTGAGATTCTACAATTAATTATACCATTGTAATAGTCGTCTCTCAGCAACACTTCGCGGTCAAACTGTTCTTTAGTTTCATAGTATGCGCAGTCTCCCTTCGTCTTGCAGAGGTGCAATATCTCACGGGTAAAGGCATCTAACCCCTTTGACTCTACTAACTCCTGCACGCGCTCTGAGGAACCACAGTAAGTCCTCCAGTCGCTTTCCACGAGAGTTTTCTTTCGCCGTTTACGAGTCTTGGTGATAGGGAGGGTTTTGGTTCGGTAGAAGAACTTCTTACCGACGTATTTCATCTGAGTTTCTTTTTCAGTTATTATGTAAACAAACCCATAATAATCTTCAGGCAATGTATCGTATACCTCGCCGTTATAAGTCCAAGTCATTAGTCAACTTCTATAGGTGCAGCGCACATAGGACAGAAGGCAGGAATCTCGTCAACATCATGTACAGTAAGTTCGCATTCAGTTTCGCAAACCTCACATGTTATGTAAAAAGTTTCGTCTTCCATTAAATTTTTCTCAATCTCTTGGATGGCGACAAGTACCCATCGCGCATTTTGTTAAACTGTTCTTTGGTTATACCTAAATTCATCCAATACAGTGTGTTTTCTACAATCGACGTATTCTTGTTATATAGATCTTCGTAAAACACCAGTTTAGATTTTGGGTGTAAAGCAGCAAACTGAAATAGTTTTCTGTACTTCGCAGCTTCATGCACAAAATTGTTTATGTAAGGAATTTCTGTTGGTTCGTATTCATGATAATATCCATACTTTACAGCATTGACTCCGCTTATACACAACTCGCGAATATTCGCACGGGCAAGCACTATAACATGGGAAAAGTTTTTTACATTTTTATTTAACCATTCTGGGTTATGATCTATCATGGTTTTGAATACGCAGTTATCTGGTATAGGGTCGCCTTCTTTATACGTTGGTTTTCTTTTCTCGAGGTCTCTCCAGAAATGTGTGTTAAAGGGTTCTGCTATAAGTTTAAGGTTTAGAGTTTCAGATAGGCAGCGCATTAGATTAGTGCTGCCTGTACGCCCGATCGCTACGATCAAAATTTTCATTGAGACAGGTCTCTGATATGCGCAGTCCGTATAATACTAACAGACATCCTATAAGGAGTATGTAAAATGACTCTATGCGTAACCCCAGAAGGCATAGTGATCATATTTTTCTTGGGTTCTAATACGATACTTTTTATTTTCCCCTCATGTATATCAAACCATTGCCACTCAGTAATGCCTTCTATGTTAAAGGCATAGACATGATAACCGTCTATGTGCCAGTTTAAAGTGCCTATGGTGGTTTCCGCATCAGAAGCAAACATAGCAACAAACTCGCAATCTAGTTGCTCTCGCATAACCTCCAATGATTCTGGTGACAATCCGGACTCAACCAAATCGGGGCAGCGATGAACCCATCTTATGGGTTCACCCCAGTCCTGCCCCCTACATGACCACCCTTGCTCTGTACGACTACCCAAAGACCATAACTCGTCCTCATCAGGAAGTTGCTCAACGATATACTCAGGTATCAACTGCTCCCTGACTGCTCTATTGTTCCAAGCAGGGTCTAACCTATTGTGCTGCACCCCAAACCTCTTTCCAGTCTCCAGTTAACGCACCGCGAGCATAATCAGTAGCACGGTTTTCAAAGAAGTTCGTGTGCGTAGGTGCGTTGATCATTTCTTCTACCCAAGGCAAGGGGTTTTTCTTTACTTTAAAAATTCCCTTCATGCCTAAACTAATTAGTCTTCGATCTGCAATATATCGAATATAATGCTTGACTTCTTCTGGGGTCAAATCTTCCATCGGTCCCATCGCAAACGCAAGATCAATAAACTTGTCTTCAAGAGCAACCATCTTCTCAGCGATAACGTAGATTTGAGACTTGAGGTCGTCGTTCCAAATCTCAATATTTTCTTCAACGTAGGTGCGGAACAACTTAATCATGGACTCAGCATGCATAGTCTCGTCAACGATGGACCAAGTTACGATTTGACCCATACCCTTCATCTTGCCGTGACGCGGGAAGTTGAGTAACATGATAAAAGAAGAAAACAACTGCATGCCTTCAGTAAACGCTGAGAACGCGGCGATGTTAGTAGCGACTGATTCAGGAGTGCCGTTATTATTTGACAGATCCATGAAGTAATCGTGCTTCTCGCGCATCGCTTCGTACTCTAGGAACTCATTGTATGTTGATTCGGGCATACCCAGAGTCTCGATGAGATGAGAATATGCCGCGACATGTAGTGCTTCGCGCGCACAGAAACCAGCAAGCATCATACGCACTTCTGGTTGCTTGAAATATGGGAGATAGTTGTTAACATACCCACCCGCAACATCGATGTCGCCTTGGGTGAAGAATCTAAAAATATTTGTGAGGAATGCTTTTTCCTCGTGCGACAGTTTGCGTTGCCAATCCTTGACATCTTCTGCCATTGGTACTTCTGTATGCAACCAGTGAGATTGTTCGTGCTTCAACCATGATTCATATGCCCATGGATAATTAAATGGTTTAAAGTATTCTCTTTCGTTGACTAGACTAGGTCTCATGTTTTCTTTTCCTTTCTCCGTTTTTAAACCAAGTTATTAATACTATTCGTTCCCCTTGATATACTTTACTCACTCCATGTGTCAGGTCTGGACCATATATCATACTTTGACCATCTTCTAAATTTACTATGTCCGGAACAATGTTTAGTCCGTATGGTGCGTGTTTATCTTTTTCTTTGTCATTATGCCTTGCGCAAGCATAGTGCGATGGTCTGGGACCAGGAGATTCATACTCAGATAATATAATACATTCTCCTCCCACCAAATCCTTCGAATCTATTAACGTAACAATCGTCAATTCCGAGTCAAAATCTTCATGCAATCTAGTGAAAGAATCAGGAGGATATCTTAGGAAGTAACATCCAACGATATGCGATTTTCTAGAGTAGTTATGTAGTTCTTTAAGAAATTCCAGTTCATAATCTTCTGTTGTAACATCTAACCTGTCCAAATGGAATAGGTTATAATACTGCCAAACTGGATACCAGTGATCACTATTCTTGTAATACTCTTTTGCCTGTTCTAATGCTTGTTCGGATAGGATTACATCTTTTACATAACCACCCATTTATCCCTCGCATGCAATACATTCTTCATCATTCACCATTGCGCTCATATCTATCTCTTTGATAACTTCGCGCTCAATACGCTTCGATACTCTGTCTGCCTTACCAAGTTTCTCAGACCGACAGTAGTACAAAGTCTTCATGCCTTTCTTCCATGCTAAAAAGTGTACCGCGTGCAGGTATACAATATTTGTATCAGGACGGAAAAATAAATTAATTGACTGAGATTGATC